TCGGTCTTTTTTTATGCCGAATTTTTGGAGGTGATGTATGAGATACACAACGTCGAACGAAAGGACTTTTCTTTCTAAATTAGGTCAAAACAAACATTCTACCTGTGTAAGATCGTCAAGAACTTTTTTGCTACTCCAGTACATTCAATCGTGTGCGCATAGAATTAGGTGGGGTGATATTAGCAAGCTTAAAATCATTATATTCGCCAAACAGCAGTTAAAAGAGGAAAGGGAAGGAGTTACTAACAATGACGTTTGACCTTAACAGTATTAAAAAAGAAACAATTTTAAGAGCACCAAGGATCCTGGTTCTAGGTGTTGAAAAGATCGGGAAGGCTCTCGACTACAATACCCCAATTTTTACAAACAGGGGATGGCAACCACTGAAATTTATTAAAAGAGGGGATTATGTCTTTGATAGAGACGGCAGCATGGTACGCGTTACCGATGTGACGGGTATCATGGAAAAACGAACCTGCTATGAAGTGAAGTTTAAGAGCGGGGCCTCATTGATAGCCGATAAAGAGCATCAATGGCTCACAAGGTCGATACGGGACAATAAAGAACGAGTGTTGACTACAGGCCAAATCCTTAAGACCCTTAGACCTCCCAACGGAGATCGTTACAATCATGCAGTCCCAATCACGCTCCCGCTCAAGATAAAGAAGACTTCAGTAATAGGCATTGACCCATATGTTTTGGGAGTTTGGCTCGGAGATGGAAGTTCTAGCGATGGTCGAGTAACAATATCAGACAGGGACGCTCTAATTGGAAATAATTTGGGATCAACTGGTAAACCATACCAAACTGCTGGCTGCAAGACTTCTACGATCTTAGGTCTTAAAGTAAAACTAAGAAACAGAAACCTGCTAGGCAATAAGCACATCCCCCATGCTTCAGTTTGGGAAAGTACCGAAGAAGACAGGAGAAGCTTGCTGGCTGGGCTCATGGATACTGACGGATGTTGCTACGACAACAACAAAGGCCAGTGTGAATTCTCAACGGTCAAAGAGTGTCTCTGTGACGGATTTATCGAACTGCTTCGATCTCTCGGGGTCAAAGCATCTATTACAAGATGTCGTGCAAAACTTAATGGCAAAGATTGTGGGCCCAATTTTCGTGTAGCATTTTTCCCGAAAGAAAATCCTTTTAGGTTTTCAAAGTTTAAGTTTAACTGCTTTAAAACAAAAAACTCCAGAAGGAAAGCCAATAAAGATGCTATCGTCTCCGTTACACCTGTAAAGTCCGTCCCTGTTAAATGTATATCCGTCGATTCACCCTCTCACACCTATCTAGCGGGACGAGATTTGGTCGTAACACACAACACGACCTTTTCCTGCGGAACGCAATTTAAGGACAATAAAATATTCAAGACCGGCTTGAACGCTCCTATCCTATTATCGATGAAAGGTGAAGAGGGAGCAGACGACTTGGAAATCCCAAAGTTTCCAGTTTGCAATAAATTTGAAGATATTATCGAAGCACTTGGATCCCTTTACTCCGAAGAACATGAGCACAGAACCGTAGTTTTAGACAGCGCAAGCGCGATGGAGCCTCTTGTCTGGAACGCTGTTTGCGACGCTGCAAACGTAAAGAATATTGAGGCCGTTGGCGGTGGGTATGGCAAAGGATACACCGAATCAGTGAACTATTGGAGACAGATCACAGAAGGGTTGGACGCCCTGAGAAGCCACAAAGGGATGTCCAGTATTATTATCGGACATGTTAAGGTTAAACGCTTTGACGATCCATCCGGTGACAGCTACGATCAGTACATTCTTGACATTAACGAGAAAGCCGTAAATATGCTTTTTCGTTGGGCAGATGTAATTCTGTTTTGCAACACTAAAGTTAAGGTGCAGAAAGAAGACAAAGGGTTTGGACAGGAAAAGAAACGCGGTATTGACGTAACTGGTGGATCCCGATTTCTGTTCACCCAGAAAAGACCAGCTCATCCGGGTGGTGGTCGTGGCCCTTATGGCCGATTGCCATATGAACTGCCTCTTGACTGGAATGAATTTATGAAAGCATTGACTAAGGTAGTTAAATAATAACAACACATAAGGAGTAGAACCATGGGCGATATTTCAGATAGTTATGGTGGGAACGCTTTCGAGCCAGGCCAGCATGAAAAGACAGAAGACTTTAAACCTTTGCCTCCTGGTGAATACCACATGTTCATCGAGAAAGCAGAAGTAAAAGAGACTAAAAAAGGCGATGGATCATATCTCAAACTTCAGCTTTCTGTTATTGGAGAAGAATATGAGGGCCGGAAAGTCTTTGATAACATTAACCTTAGCAACCCAAATTCGAAATGCGTTGAGATTGGCATTAAGCAACTGGCCGCTCTTGGGCAGGCCCTTGGCTTGGCTGCGATTACCGACAGCCAGGAACTGATCGAGAAAATAATTATCGTCAAGCTCAAAGTTAAGGCTGGTGACGGTGATCGTGAAGCTGAGAACGAAGTCCGGACGTACAAGCCAGCTAACCCGGATCAGGAAGTAGAAGCAGAAGAAGAAAAAGAAGAAAAAGAAGCGACTGCTGGTACTGAGCCAGACAGTGGGACCACAAAGGCAAAGCCTCAGGCAAAAAAAACCATCAAACCAGCAACTACGTCATCAACCAAAACTAAACCGCCATGGGAGCGATAGAAGAGAGACCACCTTATGAACACAGCATTGAAATTAGTTAAGCCCGAGCTGACATCGTTCGGAACCCCCGACAGCTTTGCAAGCGCATGGGACCTCTATACTGAAGAGCAGAATGAAACATTGGCCTCTGGTGTTCAAGGTGAGGCCGAAGGCCCTTCCGCGGCCGTTCAGGACGCTTTGAAATCGTTTTATGACGATATCAAAGAGAACTTGGCCGAAAGAGCTGATGAGTTTGTTTATATAATCAAAGATGCTATCGCTCAGGAAAAAACTCTCAAGCTTGAGGCTGGAAGGCTGCAGGCCATGGCGAAGCAGTTTTCTGCAAAGGCTGATAAAGTCAAAGAGTTATTAAAACATGCCATGGAATCCTCAAACATCCCAAAAGTCAAAACCACAAAACATACCTTGAACGTCCAGAACCCCGGAGGGAAAGCACCGATTGATATTTTTGCCGAAGTGGACAGCGAAGGCGTGCCGGATTTGGCTAGGAAATACCTTAAAGAAGTAACCACAACCAAGGTCTTGACCGACGACATTCGCGCCGATCTCAAAGCTGGGATTGCGGTTGAAGGTGCATGCCTTCCAAAACGTGAAAAAATATTAGTGATTAAGTAATGGGAGATATTAGTTCCTGTCTCCCAACTGATTCACAAACAGTCACGGCCATATATATTAGCCTTAAGGTTGATGGCGATACTGAGCCTCCAAGGGGATATCTGGGGGCCAGTATCATTGGCCATGAGTGTGATCGTTATCTCTGGTACGATTTTAACGATTGCGTACAAGAGAATTTCCCTGGCAGACTTTACAGGTTGTTTGAGACAGGACACCTGCAGGAAGGCCGGATGGTAAGGGATCTAAGGTCTATAGGCGTAACCGTTCACGACGTTGATGACAAAGGTGAACAGTTTGGTATGTCGGATGTCAGCGGTCATTTTAGCGGTCATATGGACGGTTGCTGCTTAGGTATTCCTGAAGCTCCTAAAACTTGGCATGTATTCGAAGGCAAAACCCACAACGACAAATATTTTAAGATCCTGAAGAAAAAAGGCGTTAAGGTCGGATTCTTCAAGCACTATGCTCAGATGCAAATGTATATGCATAAGACGGGCATGAAGCGTGCCTTGTATATGGCTGTAAACAAAAACACCGATGAACTTTACACCGAGCGGATTCATTATAGTGGACGGGAATCTAACGAACTAATAGCGAAGGCCCGTCGGATAATTCTAGCCAGACATGCTCCAGAAAGATGTGTTTCAAAACCCGGAACATTTACCTGCAGGTTTTGTCCTGCCTCCGATTTATGTTGGGGGGAATCCTTAAAAGCTTTGCCGGTACCGTACATTTCCTGCAGGCAATGTTGCCATTCTACTCCCGAAACGGACACGGACCATGGACGCTGGAGCTGTAACTATACCGGAGCGACAATTTCACGCGAAAAACAGCTTGAAGCCTGCCCTCATCACATCGTTCTGCCAGACCTGATCCACTTCGCAAAACCAACAGACTCAACAGACAACAGCATTGAATTCACAAATAAGGATGGATCAATTTGGGTAAACGGCGACGGTGATGGAAAATGGAGCACAAAAGAACTTATGGCCTGTACTCCTTCAAGTCTCAACGACAAAACTCAAATAATCAAGGAAGAGTTTTCGGGATCTGAGGTCGTTTATGGTGGAGTGCCGATTGGCAATGTTATGGAGCGGTACGAGAGTGATTTGAGCGTCCAGAAGTGGAGCGGGCCAGCGTCTATGCTCAATAAGGCGTGGGAATCGTTTTATAACGAATCTCTGGCAAACGTGAATCCAACAGCAACACAGCATGACGGCAAATATATGGCGAAAGAGATCAAGGGACGGCGTGTTGCCGTTATTGTTAAATGCTCACAAACAGCATGGATACTAGAATTAACAGGACCAAACAAATAAGGAGGAACCATGGAAATTATGAAGACCCTGACCGATGTCTTGAGAGACTGTATAGCGGTAGCTAACGGTGTAGTGACTAGAGACATAGAATTTGTTCTTAAGGGTGTTGAAATTGACCCTGCCACAAAGAAGTTTAAAGCTAACGAGATCGGGTTTAAACTAGGGAAGGAGGAACCGTCGTGAAGTACCATCTAATGAGAAAGGATATTCAAACAGGAGATATCGTGCTGTTCTCTGGAAAAGGATTCTTTAGTGAGCAGATCCGGAAGCGTTCCGGTAGTAAATGGTCGCATGTTGGGATAGCTATGAGCCTCCCAGAGTACGACATGAAACTGATTTTTGAATCAACTATTATGAGTAACGTCGCTGACATTGAGTCTGGCCTTGAGACAAGGGGTGTCCAGGTAGGGCCATTAAGAGAGCGGATCAGACGCTATAATGGAGAAGTTGCAATCCGGCACTTGGAAGTTGAGAGAACCTACGGGATGCGTATGGCTCTAAAAAACTTCAGAAACGAAGTTGTTGGCCTGCCGTATGAGAAGGACACTATTGAGCTTCTTAAAGCGATGTATGACGGCTGGGGTGGTATGAACACCGAAGACCTGACCAGCATTTTTTGCTCAGAGCTAACTGCAGAAGGATATCAGCGGATGGAACTGTTAAGCGAAGAACTGCCTTCTAATGAATATATCCCTGCAGACTTCTCCACAGACAGACAATTAAAGTTACTTAAAGGGTGCTTGTCACATGAACGGCCAGTGGAGGTTTAAAATGAGCAAAAAAGTATGGACAATAGTAATATTTTTTACGATTGGATGCCTGACCCCTCTAATCTTTGTTGCAAAGAACTCTGGAGCACAGACCGGGACTATTACCGGGACTATTACTGGAGGTAACTGCACTGGCATTCAGGTAGAAATAAAGGAAAAAAAATGTAGCCAGTTTGAAGAAATTTCTCTTTATGTTCAGACCGGAGACGATTGTCGATATCTTATAGGTGGACTGAAAAACGACAAATATCAGGTGCAGCCAATGGATGATTACTATGGATTCTACCCGTATTATCAACTAGTTGAGATTAAAGACAATGAAACAATTATATTTTTTAGGCAAGAACGAAACCCAATATTAAACTAATAGTATAGGAGGAAATCATGACAAAGTTTTTTATGGTAGTTTGGATAGTGACAACGTGGATATCAACACCATGTCCCGGGTACAAGATGGACGAATACAATCCGGGCGGTAACTCGAAATGTTTAGTCGCACACGGAACATTAATAAAAACACAAATGGAGAAAAGGTTTGAGACTAAGGAACTAGCAGAAAAGTTCATTGCGCTTTCTCCTTACGAGTATGAGTTCAAGATTAAAGAAATGACTGAACAAAAGTCTAAAAAGTCTAAAAAGAAGAAGGAATAAGTACGAAAGGAAAGGGCAAAAACATGAGTGAAATGACAAGACGACAAGCAGAATTAAAGAAGGGCCTTAAGAGGCTTGAACAGGCCGGGAGGAAGGTAGTAGGGAAAGCCAAAGCTTCAACAAAGAGGTCTTTTTCAAGTTTGCGGAGCGTAACTAAAGCAACTAAGAAGCGGTATAGGAAGGTAGACGAAATAAAGTAAATGACACTGTTCCCTGCGACGGCAAATAGTAGTATTCTACAACCCTATCCTTTTCAAGAGGACGGAATAAGTGCGCTGCATCACCATATTTGTATCTATGAGTCGAATCCTTGCGTAGTAATCCCAACCGGCGGAGGCAAGTCTTTAATGATGGCGTGGGCGATTCAGAGATGGAAAGCTGACTATCCTGCTTTCCGTGTTTGTATCTTAGCCCACAGGAAAGAACTGGTTAAACAAAACGCTGAAGAGTTGATGGAAGTCTGGCCCGGTGGGGATATTGGGATCTACTCTGCAGGGCTAAGAAAACGAGATGAAGATCATTCTGTTACTTATGCCAGTATTGACAGCATTCACAGAAGATGGGGGAACTTCGCACCTTTCGATTGCATCATTATTGATGAGGCTCATAGGATACCGGCCAAAGGGGAAGGTAAATATCGGAAGTTTATTAAAGGTTGCCGGAGCCTTAACAAAAACCTGAGAATTGTCGGGTTTACTGCGACACCTTACCGGATGGGATGTGGCCCAATTTGTCATAAGGACCACATTTTACATCACGTCTGTTATGAGGCTAATGTCGGGGATCTGATCGAGGGTGGATATCTCTGCAGGCTGAGATCTAAAATCGGTGACGCTCAACCCGACCTAACAGAAGTAAAGCGGAACTCGGGCGGTGACTATATCATAAAATCACTGGCCGAGGCAGTTGATAAAAGCGATGTTGTCGCTGTGGCTGTCCAATCCTCGATGCAGACCATCATGGCTGAAAAACGGAAAAACATTATTTTCTTTTGTGTTGACATTAGCCATTGCAAAGCCGTGTCCCAAGAACTTCGAAAATACGGGCTCCACGCTCCGGTTGTGACGGCAAAAACTCCGGCCTCAGAACGCGATCGCATAGCAGATGAATTTAAGGCCGGTAGGATTAAAGCTATCTGTAACATCAATGTTTATACCGAAGGGTTTAATGCAAAGCAGGTGGATTGTGTTGCCCTATTTCGCCCTACGCTGTCAAAAGGGCTCTATATGCAGATGGTCGGGCGTGGTCTGCGGACGCATCCCGGGAAAGAGGATTGTCTAGTGCTTGACTATGCTGGGTGTATTGAAGAGCATGGGCCAATTGATTGCCTGGACGCTGGAGTGGTTAAAATAATCGAGTGCAAAGACTGTGGTGATACCTTTAGTCGTGCTATTGGGGAATGCCCTCATTGTGGTTGGGTGATCCCTAAAAAGGAAATTGAAAGGCTTGAATCTGAAGAAGGAGAAAGAAGACTTAACGAAGCAAAACACAGTAATAAGAATATCTTGGGTAGCGAACCAGAAACTCTCTTAGTTGATGCCGTCACTGTTCATCGGCATATTAAGCCAGAAAAACCTGATAGTCTCCGGGTGCAATATCGATGCGGGATCAGCACGTTTAGAGAATGGATCTGTTTGGATCATGGTGGATATGCCGAACGACAAGCTCGGCAATGGTGGAGAGCTAGGGGCTTTTCTAGTTGGGATACAATAACTGTAAGAGAAGCACTACAGGACATGTTTTTACCACAATGGATCAACGACAGAACCCGAACAATCACCGTGCGGCAGCGCGGGAAAAACGCTGAAATAATAGGGTATAGCTTAAATGATTAATCACGCACTGAACTACTCGCAAAGAGGCTGGCACATCTTCCCATGTGGAGCTAAAGTCAAAACACCGCTGACAAAACATGGCTGCAGAGACGCAACGACCGACGAAAAAACCATTCGCGCCTGGTGGCAAAGATGGCCAGAGGCAAATATCGGACTTGCCTGTGGTGAAGCTTCCGGAGTTTATACCGTCGATATCGACTATGACCCAGAGAAAGGTGAGGACGGGTTTGAATCTCTCGAAGAATTCTCCGAAACCATGCCAAAAACAGCCGTTCAGATCACACCGAGAGGCGGAGCGCATTATCTGTTTAAATCAGACGATCCTCCTGCAAATAGAAACAACTTCCGGAACGGAATCGATATCCGGGGTGACGGCTATTATATTATTCTAACCCCGTCCACGCATCCAAACGGGAAGAAGTATCAATGGATGCCGAAACATGGCCCTGATG